ACAAAAAAAGAATTAATTATAGGTTTATGTTAACAAATTAACACTTATAGAGAGCTAACGATCCATTAAGTACGGGATTCTTATATTGTACGTCCGTGATAAAATGATCACGACGGGCCATAGTAGAACTAAAGCCAAAGAAATCAGACTGTATACACACTTTGTGATGTGGTTCCATCTGTACTAATGGTCCGGAATTTCCGAAAGGTCTCCAGATAAACTGCACTTGTCTTAATAAATGACAAATATACTCAAGTATCTCTAATGGCAAAGACCAAACGATGGATTGAGTATGAGCTTTGAAAGCAGCTAGTTTATTAGTTTTTATAAGAATATCACTCCTATTAATTTGGTCACCTGTTTCATAGAACAAGGGCCAATACCTTTCAAACTTTTGATGCCAAAGTTTGTGATATGGTAGAGGTTTAACAAAAGTATTGAGAGCAACAGCATGAGCTGAGATCCATAACTTTTGATTGAAATGCATTTTACGAATCATTTCAAGCTTTGATTTCTCCTGGAACGTTGTGGCGTCCTTCTTCTTCTTTCTAATGGCAAAGAATTCAGAAGCCCACTCACTTTTCCAAACTTGCTCAACAAGTTTATTATAGACAATCAAATTTTCCTCTTTTAGGTTTTTAAGATTACCAGATTGATCTTCAATGGACTGGAAAGGGACTTCAAGAGGTGCATGGCACAATTCAAGTTCTTTCCTTACACTACGGGTTATTATATCATCGATATAACAAACCTTAGGGTCAGCTATTGATTTAGGTCTCTTCTTAATATCATCAAATTGAGAGAAGATAACAGAGGCAGCTCGTCGATGAGTGTCCGAAATCTTCTGTTGATAATTTGGTCCAGGATTCAGTCCCAGACCACCTAACCATTTTGGTATATAATAAGGTATTCCGTTCAGAAGTTCATGGTCAAGAAACTTCTTATGATATCCTTTGAACAGATAATCGAGATCATCGTAAATGATATCGAAACCCGTTACGAGTTCATTATGACAGCTACTCATTTTTGAAATTGTATTCGCCATCTCATCAAGGATTCTAACTTCCTTCTTATTCTCGGACCGGATAAGCCCTTTAACTAATCCAAAGTTAATAAATGGAACCATATGGAATTCTAACCGTCTTGGGTTGAGTGAATCAACAATGACAGTGCGAGAGTTCATCTCAATGAAACATCTCGTGCCGGCTTTACTTAAAAAGGTTTTTCCGACAGAATTCTTCAGTCCAACAATGCCTGAGCAAGCTTCCCAGAGCTTCCAGTTCTTTAAAGAAAAGAAAACATCATCTCCATTAATTAGGCCGTGAAAACGATCAATAGGAATGGGTTTATTTTCATCGATTTCCTTAGCTAATCTACAAACTGTAAAGTTTAAGATACAAAGAATGACAAAAGATAGTACTTTGCCCATGGGCTGTGCATCCCTTTGAGGGGCAGAGAGTTGGAATTTACTATGAGGAAGGAAATGATCAACATTGCCTTGGGCATCGATAGGATTTCCTCCATTTACTTCACAAAGGACGTGGTTACCTACAAGAGATCTTATTGCTAATTTTGAATAATTCTCCGGAAGATTAAGTTTAGCGCATATACAACGTATACAAGTCTCAGTAAACTGATTAAGTATCATGTTGGTGGCGTTATCATAATCACCAGATATTATGGTATGATCTTTAGGTAAAAAGGGAAAAACGTTCTTTACTATTTCTGACGTCAGGGGTGTTGATGTAACCTTAAACACATCATAACGTTTTAGTTGTTTTGCAAGAAATTTCTGAAGGGGTTTTAACAGCCAGGTTTCAAGACCGTTGGGAGTTGTAATACCGCGAACTTTAAGCGCTTCAAGAAGTGCAATGCATTCAATTTCACTAGGAGAATTAAGGCATATTTTACAAAGTTCATCTAAATCTAGATTTGTACCAAGACAATCAGGTTCACTAAATTTAAGAGCAGGGCTCGACTTTAGTTCTCCAAATTGTTTCATACCTTGGTATACAGGATCAGAAGCAGATATAGGACGCCTACATAGAGGGTCATATTCAGAGGTTTCATTTGCAAACTGGATTTCGACAGGGTCTCGAAGCATGGCAACATGCAACTCAATTTTTAAAGATTGTCTAAAATTCTCAGCAAAGAATTGTGGATAGTTTTTCACATCCGTCATTTGACCACCGGCAGCTCTACTACTAATTGTAGATGATGAGAAGCTAGGACAGTGGTCATAAGTCATGACAAAGTCAGGACAGTCCGTTAGAATTTCATTAACAGTTCTGTGGACCTGCACAAGCACTTGACCCGGGCTCAAATTAGCCCTCAAATCGTATTGTTGATCGTCTATAATTAACGTTTCTTTAACAATACTTGTAAATACATAGGGTTTGCGTACTGTAAGTTGTTCAAATGTCTCAAGCATATTTACATGGCAGTCATCCTGAACACCCCTATCACAACCCTTCTTAATTCCTCTACATATAGAGTCGATCAGAGACATCCTTCCAATCTGTTCAAGAACAGATGTTTCGGGCAAGCTATCGAACCATCTACGAAAAGTAGAATCAAGAATTATTGCGGGATTATCAGGAACAGTCAAAGGACTTTTTGGTAAAATAGTTTCCCCAGTAAAGCATTTAGCATAAG